GTAAGAATCCCGTGGAAACGAGAAGTAAACGTAGTTTGTAAGCGACAACGGACGAACCTTTGTACTGACATTGTACTCAGTAATAGGCGAGATATTAACCGTCTTAGCCGTCAACAGATCAGATCCCCTCAACACGAATTGAGACTGCGGTGAGAATAGGATTAGTTTCTCTTGGAAAGCTGAAGCGTGTGTAAGCGTAGATACTTTCGTATGGGCCACACCAACGTCGATAGGAGCGGAGTCAAGAAGCGTCAAGACGGTCGTTCTAAAGAAGTTGAAATACTCGTCTGCCTCGGAGAATAAAACGGCGGTATCCGTCAGGATTCCTAACCGGTTCTTAAAGAAGAATAGATCGTTAATAGTACGACCCACAAAAGACGGATCAGGATTCGTATCATCATCACCTACCAAACGACCCGTCCAATCGGCGGTATCAATCGCATAAGAAGTGATTACTCCGTTCGTTAAAGTCGGTACGATTTGAATCGGCATGGTCGCGTTATTAAGCGTCGTTTTAACGCCGTATCCAACATCCTCTTCCCACGATCCTTCACCGAATGTTTCCCCGTCCTTCGTAGTAAACTTTACATAATAGTCGTCTTGAACGAGTTCCACATCGCCTTTTACCTTCACCCTAAAATCGTTGTAACACTTCTTAGGTAGATCGGTAATCGCACTAACTTCTTTATAAACGACGCCTAAAGCCTGGTCAGATAAACCATCACTTGTTCTTACGGTGAAGTCTGAAGTAGAAGTCAGTTTGATTAACGAGTGTTGACGAGTAGCAGTCCCGTTAAAAGCGGGTACAGTACCGAGTACAGCGACCGCTGTAGCTTGGCTACCACCACTAGGAGGAGGAGCGATGTCTACGTCTGGAACTGAAGTGTAGTCTGAACCTCCGTTTGTAACTGCGATTCCTGTGACCTTACCACCTGATATTGTAGCTACTGCTGTCGCCCCTGAACCGCCTCCACCTGAGATTGTAACGGCTGGAGCTGTAGTATATTGACTACCTTGGTTAGCTACGGCTATGGACTGAACAAAGTCAGCCACTCCCCCGTTAGATAAAACAGTATGTAACTGACCAGCTATAACTTCCGTATCAGCGTGGCTACCAATACCGCCTACACCATCTCCCGATGTAATTTCAAAGGTCTGTTCTGAACCGCTACCTACTCGGATATGTATAGCATACTTCTTGTCGTAATCCCCGATCTTAACGAACACTAAAGCTTCGTTTTCTAACTGCGGAGAAACGGCGCTTGTCATCGCCACTTCCTTGTTCGTATCGGCTACGAATGTATAGTCAGCTACGGTCAACGCTTTAAGCGCGTTTAAAGGCTCGGTGATGCCGTCTAAATACGCTTGGGCTTCGGTAGTAATAGTAGATGTTATCTCCGATCCATTCGCCACATCATAGATGCTTACATCCGTAGTACCGCCGTCATGGTTAAATACCATAGCGTGTTTATTCAACGGGTCACGATCTACGAAATGTACGAGTGCATCGTTCTGTAACGAAGTTCCAAGGTCAGCCACATACTCGGTATGAGGGCGTTTATTAAGCCCGTCTACAACGGAGCTAAAAGCGTTTATCTGTTCTTCAGCTTGACCTGGATAACGAAGGTTGTCGGGCTGTTGGGATACGCCTTGTACAAGATTCGGTACAGATGTAGTGATTAAAGGCATTAGCGGTCAAGGACGCGTTGAACATCGTAGTTATCAAAGATCGTCCGATCGGCGTTCTCGCTGTCGCTATCAACGGCTGATGCCTTCGCTATGATCTCGTCTCTAAGCGTGAAGCCTTCGATCTCTTGAGATCCTAAATAACGGTTAGCAAACTTCCGTGATGCCCGTGTAATTAAATAGGTACGGAACTGCTGGGGTAATTCTTCAAATTCTAATTCAAATGTAATCGAAACTTTTAAATCGCTTTTGAATACATTCGTATGGTTCTTGCGGTCGTATAGTTTAGTACCGCGTTGTACGACGTCTATATCGGTATATTGATGCGGATCAGTATCTACCTTTAAAGTATTGGCTGGTAAACTAATCTCGTTAGTCGATGTCCGTACAAGTGGGTATTCATGCTCTGTATTGTAATGCCAACCTTCGGCTTGTACCTCACGACTAACTTCGTTTAAAACGTTCAAAGCAGTTACGACAGAAACAGGAAGACTGCTAACAGTAGCTCCAATGGAATTAACGGGTGATTCTCCGATCACACCGAGCATAGTATTTATTGCTTCAAGCTTTGTTGTAAGTGCCATAACTAAAAATATTTAATGGCGTGAGCGGGTGCGAGGTAAAACGAATGAAAAAACCCCGCACCCGCAACACAACCAAACAAATCGAAACTATTTCTGAAGCTCGATAGCGCACTCAGGACGGAGGATTCCGTGACCCATTGCGTACTTCGCTACAAAGAGAGTTCCTTGACGATCGATCTGATACTCGGATTCGGTAGCAAGATCAAGCAGTTTAACGGTTCCAACGGCGGATGGGTGAGCGACGATACCAAGCGAGTTGGTGAAGTCAGCGTTGTACCCGTTTCCAGCACCGAAAGGATCGTTCAATGCGCTGTCGTCTCCTCCGCCAATAAGATTGGTTGAGGGCAAGTGAGTGGACTTGTAGATGCTGATTCCAGCTACTTGAGGGATCATACCTGTAGCAATAGAACCAAGACCGCCGATGTCCTTGTTTACAGCGGATACCAAGTTGAAGCTGTTGTTTCCATCAGCACCGGTGATCAGCTTGTAGTACTCGTTAGGACGAAGAACACAGAAACGGCTGTCGCTAGGAACGTCGTTCTCATCGAGTTTCTGAGCAGCGGTGAACAATGCGGCAACAAGCTCGGCTCCTGTAGGATCGGTGTTGTCGGTGTCGTCAGCGGAGTCAGCTCCGGTTCCCATAGCGTTAGCGGATACATCGAGGATACCACCGAGTTTACCACCGGTTACATTGGGGGTAGTTTCACGGGCAGCAGCGATGAACACTTTAGCAAGCGCTTGGTCGAAACGAAGAGCGAGGGCTTTACCAAGCTCAGACGCATAGACGGAACGGATGTCGTAGTGATTCTTAACGTCGTCGATGTTAGCGAGGAATGTAGAAGCGAGAAGAACGTCATCGATGTTGATGATTTTTTCGTTCTTTTTAAGATCGCTTAAATATCCGCCAGCTCCGATTAAACCGTTAGCTCCGATACTTTCACCTGGAGTGTGGTAGGAAGCGGAAGCAATACCCGTTACAGGGAACTGAGCGCTCTTACCATTCTCGATGGTGCGTACTGTGTGTAATGCTTTGAAGATATTATTTTCCTCAAAGGTAGTGAGAATTTCGCCAGCAAACTTCTTCAGGAACAATGCATTTGCATCACCCGCTGAATTAATCTGCCCGACGCGACTTGCGGTAGTATTAGACATGATTAATTATCTCCTTATTATATATTATTGTTAGTGTTTAGCTGACTCTAGCGTCGAGTTCCTTCGAGGTTATCCTGCGCACAGGGCAACGATTTCTTTCTTCGTTCGATGTCAAAATGTTTATCTCCTTCCGCCTGGTGTGAAGTAAAAGCCTACGATCATAGGTAATACTACCGAGCATTCAAAGAGGCAGAGATGTCCTGTTGTAAGAACCAAATTGGTTTGCTCTGCTGGAAAACTGAAGAGTCCGAAAAGAATCTCCGTTCGTCCTTCCCCTGTAATGTTTGTTGTACTGAGGAGCGGGACGCTTGGATAAATTGCTGTGAGACACGTGACGAATCCGATCGAACCCATTCCGATGAGTGCGAGCATCCGACGAGTAGCACGAGTAAAAGCACCGCCATCACCGCTATTAAGACTTTCCTGAAACTTAACTGCAAATTCATTATTCCTAGCCTCCCTCGCCATTTCTAGTTCATACTTCTGTTGACGATTATCGGACAGCATACCAAAGACTCCCTTCAGTACTGACCCCATAGCGGCACTACCACCGCCTGTAAGAAATAATGTCAACAACTCGAACATACTATTAAAAGTTAGATACGGCTAGACGGCGATCCAATTCTGCGTGATAAGCTTTATCCCCGCTCTTGTACTTAGGATCTTGCATAAAGCGACTGACCTCTTGCATCGAATTAAACGGCATAGTAGAACTACCTGTAGTACCGCCTGTAACGAGCTTCGGGCCTGTCGCTCCAACCTCAGATTTGTAACGAGCATATAAACCTTTTACTGCGAGCTTGGCTTGCTGGACTGTACCGTTGTTTACAACTTCGTTGAAAGCGTTGAACTCATCGTCGTCAAGATTCTTACCAGCCCAATCGGACATAGCATCGTACTCGTCTCCTGCCGCACCTTTGATCTGATTGATCTCGACTTCTTCTAACGATTCTTGTCCCGCTTTAAAACGGTCAACGAGGTCACGACTGATACCAGCTTTCTCCAAAGCTTCGTAAGTTTCGTCCGTGATCTCTCCACCGTTCTCGTAATAATGTTTACTAGCGTCGCTAATAAGCTTTTGAGTTTCTGTAAATTCATTCTCCGATTCTTCAGGTTTTTCTTCCTGTGCCTGTTCTTCTACTTGTTGTTCAGGTTCTTCTTCTTGTTTTGCCCCTGCTCCCATTTTCGACTCAAGTTCCCCGTAAGCTTTTGCGAGGTCTTCTGCTGACTCAAACTTCTCAGGTAACCATGTTGGGCGTTCTTGCTCTGCTTTAGGTTCTTCAACCTCCGTTGCTTGCTGTTGATCGGGTTCAATCTCTGCTTGTGTTGGTTCGTTTATTTCTACTTTTTGGTAATCTCCCATTTCGTTTATCCTTCCTGTTGTTGTGTTGGTTGTTGCTGTTGTTGTTGAGCCATTGCGTTAATAGCTGGCCCCATCGCTGGAGCGCCTAGCTTTTGAGCCATCTCCATCATCTGAGCTTGTTGCATAGCTTGTTGGATTTCCTCTTCGGTCTTGATCAACCCTTCGGTCTCGATACCAAGGGCAGTAGCACGACGCTTGAAGTAATCGCTAATGTTAACATACTCAGCCACAGCTTGTGGCCCGACGACTTGACCAGCTCCCGCCAAGAACATATCCAAACGATTAAGATCATTACCACGACCGAGAGCTTCAACGCCCGTTACGATCGTAGGTTTGACTATATCCTTTGGTAGTTTAGGTAGTCTGTCTTTGCGTCCCATACGCTCCATCAAACGCGATACTAACGGAAGTTGGAACTCTTGAGACAAGATTGAATAGAGACCGCCAAGTGCAGCTTCGAGTTCTTGAGATAGCATTCTGATTTCTTCAGCGGTAACTCTCTCTGCGTCTCGGACGACACTACTATTCAAAAGGAATGCGTGGCTTAACCGGTCTTGGATCTGAGCCATCACGGTCTGAGCTACACGGAAGTCATTGAACTTATTCAGTTGAAGAACGGATACATCCGCTTCAGTACCTTGGACGATTGCTCCGTTTTGTGCTTCCGCTAATGTCCTCGCCCTGGTCGTACCGTTTGGATTAACCATGAACAGTACCTTGGCAGCAGCAGCCGAGCCTTCAACGATCGCCTTGGTCAACGACTCAAGCGACTTTAGATCGCCGATGTATTCTTCAACAAATCCACGACCGTAGTCTTCGCCATCAATACGTGTATAACGTAAAGGTATCCAAGGTGACTTGTCGATAGAATACGATCCTTTCGACGATTCAATAACGATGCCTTTAACGTCTTGAGAAACATAGAACTTATCTCCCTCACGAACGATGGAAGTATATAGGTCACAAGTATTTTCTTTCGACTCTTTGTAAACTTCCTGACGAACTTCTTCAGGTAGCATCATCGGAGCTATGGTTTCCTTGACTGCGATATGAGTGACGTTACCCATCGCATCGCGTTTAACGACGTAGCGATCGGGTCTGAACACTCGCATCCCACCTTCGTCAGGTAAGTA